GCTTCGTTAACTATATCATCAATTGCTGATTCAGCTTCTGGCTGTCTAGCACATTGTCGATATTTAGTAATTAACTCTTGCTGTGTTTTAAATGCAGTATCAAAATTAACGGAGAAGGCATTTATCCCTCCTCCATCAATTACAGTAGAACCATCGTCCAGGTTTGGTGCAACAAAGGATTTACTCCCCTTTTCCACCACGTTAGAGCCAATCTGCTTCTCTATTTTATAACCAAATAGTTCCATATCACCAATTTTTGTTATTTAAGTGTGTATTTTCTATATTTATACGACTTAAAAAACAAATTATGCCGCCAATACGTCTACTGATTCAGTATCAACACCACCATCGTCCCAAGATACACTAAAAGTAACTGTATATTCTTGAATGGCATCAGGAGTTTCCCAGGAAAGGTCTATTGTTCCTATTTCACTCGGCCAACCATACACATTTACTGAATGTGTACTGTTTTCTCCGCCACGGTTAATTGGTTGAATTTCAATTTTTCTGTGAGCGTCTGAGACACCCAAAGTTGATGTAAACTGACTAAATCCAGTAATACCCTGTTGCCAGGATAGTAAAGCGCCACGTACAACGTATGCTTCATCGTTGATAATTGTTGCTGTCCAATCAGTAAATGTTCTATCACCAGGAACCTTCAATTTACGGTTCTGATAAGGAACTTCCACTACGCCAACAGTAGTTGCTGGTAGAGTGGCGGTTTTAACCCACATAGCTGAATCTATTTGGGCAATATTTACCACAAATAAATTAGGACGAGCATAGTCACCTGAATACTGGGTACCAAATTTCGATATATCCATTTTTTTATACTCCTATACTTGTCCAATCACTTCAGCAAAATCAACACCAGTCTTTGTCGCAACAAAGTTAAGCGTGATAAAGTTGATTGATTTGGAGGGTTTCAGAAAAATACTCGCAACAAATTGATTTCCGTCAATGACTTCAGGCGTATTATTGCTTGCATCACATTGAACATAAAAATCATACATTCCTTGTCTAGCTTTAATTCCATTGAGATATGGATTAACCATATTCACGAAATTCTTACGAGTGAATTCGTTGTTGAATTCAAACAAGAAGTATTTTGCGGATATTGATATCGCTTTTTCCAGAATAATGAACAATCTGCGAACATTGATTCTATCGAAAGCACTAGGTTTAACCAACAGAGTTCTATCTCCCCAGAGGACTGTGCCTTGACCTGGAAAAGTTACAATTGGATTGATTCCGTTTGGAAGCATATACAATTGATCTCTGTGTGCTAAAGTTGGTTGATAAGCAAGTTTTACAACTCCCTTAATCTGACCACGATTAAGACCACCTGGACTCCACCAAGCATCTCTTACGCTATCTGTATGAGCCATTAGCCCTGCTACATCGCCACTGAATCCGATCCAGCGGTATGTGTCAGAGTAGACATCATAAACGTATTTGTAGTTACCATCAAGTGTACCGTAAGATGAAGCAGAATTAAATGCTACATCGGTTCTCCAAGCAATTACATTGTTAACAGCGTTGGTTGCTCCACCAACATTAACAACTTCTTCTTTTGGAGGTGATACAATAGCGATACAGTCTTTACGACCTTCTGCTATTACTTCAATGATGTACTTAGAAACAACAGCAACCTGAGCAGAGTTCTCGTTAGAGATTCCGCCACCAATTGCTAGGGAAATATTAACTTCGTCCCCGTTTGCTAATGTGTCCCATCCTTGCATATACTCATTAGCACCAACAGTACCTGCATCCACTTGTGGGACCCAAGTATTACCTGCTGTTTCACAATCGCCTTGATCATCGGAACCACCGTCATCACAATGTGCGGCAACTTCAGCCGAAACTGCGATTCCACCACTGAAAGTGTAGGATGTAGCACCCGAATTAGTTACGTTTGCTGTGTTAATCCAAATTAATTTGGACATCTGATTAAGAGTATCCATAGCCCAGATGTTTCCACCGTCGCTATTTTTATCACCTTGTGATAAACCTACAAGATAACTTTCTACTATTTCAGTATCAACTACTACGACTACTGCCATTTCGTTGTTACCGGTATCTGGTTGCACATCGAATGCACCGGCATATTGCCAGGAACTCCAAGATGCAGAACCATCGTGTGTTTCTACACTAATGCCATTTCCGTATGTACCAGGATATCGGCCGTAAAAGCCTTCTGTCAAAGTACCGGAATCCAACTGTGTTTCAAAATCTTCTTCTCCCGTGATTTGAGTTACGTTACCAGAAGGTGCGGCATTCATCGCACCAGAATCAACGACTCGAACAAATTGAAGACTATTTGTGTACTTCAAG